TTAAGGCCGTTCGGGGTTTCGAATACGGATGTAATGACCACGCCGATTTTGTCCCCGGTTCCGGCCCACGTCACGCCGCGCACGCTTATTTTCGAAATCAGTTCATCAGCAAATGAACGGGCCTTGGCCAACTTGGAATCCGCCATTTTGAAATCGTCAGATTCCAACAATGACAGAAACGATGTAATGTTGAATACACGGGCAACCACTTGGCGCAAATCCTTGAACAAACCTTGCAAATCGGGGTGTACGTCGCGGTTGATTGTCGCTTGGTAATCTGTAATGGTCAGTTCGCCACCGATTTCTTCCGTAACTTGGTATGTGGCTTGCAAACCACCATCGGGCAACAACTTTACTTTTGACAAATTGAACTTTTCTTCGCTTGGCTTTTTGATTGTTTCTTCCATAATTAATTTGATTTCTTGTTTTCCGGTTCCGCCGGTATCGGGGTCAATACGCCAACGGCGATTTCGACCAACTTGTTAATATCTTCGACGATGGCCAATTCAGCCGGGTTCGCCTTTTCCTTTTGTTTGTGTGCCAACCAATTCTTTGTGTACTCCAAATAAAACGTTGGGGTGTTGTGGAATGTGATTGTTTCTTGTTTCTTTTGTGCCATATCGTTATGAATTAAAGGTTACGTCAACCAATAGCGGTTCGGACGACCACGTTATTTCCGGGAACCAATCGTTGGGTAATTCGTGGAATTTATCGTATGGGTCGTTTGTGTACCAATACCCATTTTGACGATTGCGTTTCGGCAACTTATCGTATATGTACAAATTGCCGTTCTTATCCCGGGCAACATATCCGTTGATGGTGTATTCCATATCAAAATTCGGTTTCGTTCAACAATTGGGTTTCAATTTCACTTATTTTGGGCGAATTTTCGATTTGCGGGCGTTTCTCGGCTTCAACGTTAGTTTGTACGGGTGCGGTCGTTTCGTGTGATTGTGGGGCAATTCTCGCGGTTTCCGTACAATTTTCGTCTGCATTTGCCTTTTGGCCCTCTGATTCGGGTTCCGGATATTCTTTGATTTTTAGTTCAACCAATCCGTTCTTTATCAGAACAGGCAAACAACGGCGCAACGCCTGTACATCTTCGAACGCGTCGTGCGCCGGGTATGTTTCGCCCGGAAAACATCTTGAATACAATTCTTCCAACTTGGGTAATTTCATACGGCCGTTGGCCATTCTTGCGTCAACCCATTTCATTGTGGAACGGCAAGTATCAATCCGCTTGCCTTTGAACAATGCATCTTCAACCCTGTTGGCATTGTAATATTCTTGGCCAAGTTCGCGCAAAATGTTGGCTTTGATGATGGATGTATCAAAGTAAATGTTGTGGCCGCAAATCAAACGGGATTCCAAACAATCTTCGATGAACTTATCAATGACGTATGCGAACGGTTCGCCCTCTTTCAACGCACGTTCCATCGTGATTCCGTGGACGTCTGTTGCTTCTTGGGGAATTTCCCAACCATCCGGGCGGATGATATGGGATTCGGCCTTAAACTGATTTATCCACGCAAGTTGTACGACGTGCGGAAATTCCATATAATCCGTGAACCATTGTAATTTGCGGTCCGGTAATCCTGTTGTTTCGGTATCGAATACCAATATATCGTCGAATGTCATATCAAATTGTTTTTGGGTCCTCAATGTAAACGGAAAGTTCTTCCGCGCCGAATTGCTTTAACCATTCCAAAAAATCCGACATTTGGTTTTTGTCGAATTCGCGTGCTTCCAATATGTCGGCGCACGTTCCCAATACCCGTTCGGTCGTATCGCCCGGGTACATCGCAACCAACCATCGGTCGGTATTCTTTTCGGTGTTCCGGATTCCCTGTTGTTCATACAACGCGGCGGTAATGGTGGGTACGATGTAGTTGTAATAATATGCGGTTTGGGCCGCCGTTGAATGTTGCGGGGCGGCTTCAAATCGTACCGTTATGCGTTCGCCCGAATGGGATGCAAACCACGCATTCAAACGGTCCATCGGTAAACGTAATTTGCCATCTTTTCCGATGGTTCCGGATTCGCTTATTTTGTCCGCTTTCATAACACTATCTATTTATAATTGTCCCTCTTTTGCCGCTTTGAAACCCGCTTCGTATGCCTTACCAAGCCATTTTGTCATAAACTTGCGCAACTCAATCGTGAATTCCGTTGTGCAAACCGACCAATACGATAAATCGTTTATCGCTTGTCTTTTGTTGTATTCGTGCATTTCTTCTGTTGTCATATCAATTCGCCTTTTTCTTGGGTAACAATTCGGATTCCAATTCCGGGAATTCGTCAACGACATAATGCGCCACGGTCAACGCGTATGCTTGTCCGCATATCTGTTGAATGTACAGACGTTGGGCGGCGGGCAACAAACAACGCTTGGCGAATATCTGAATGTAATAAAACGCCAAATCGTCCGTGGTCAGATTACGCAAATGGTCTATCGGATGGGCGGGTATCTTCATACCTTTTGCGCCACCGGCTTTGCGCATTGCTTCATACGATTTGCGTATGGCTTCGCGGTCCTCTTTTTGGGCCGTCCAATAAGCCGCCAAATTGTCACGGAACCGGTCGGTTTTTATGACATCTTCGACGGTCATATTTTGCAACGCCTTACATTGCTTTATCTTTTCTTGCAAATCCTGTTTCATATCCTGTATATTAAACCCCGCCCCGGACAGGGACGCACAAACCGACAAATGGATTAAACAAATGCCGTGTCCGGGGCGTGGGTCTTTTTTACTTTTCGGTGTATTCTTCAACCATCATTTCAGTTTGGCCGCGTTGTACCTGTTCGATGAATCCTTGGAACCCGTTACGTTTGGCAATATCAATAATGGTTTCCAAACGCTTTGCACCCAATGATTCGCCGCGTGCAATGCGGAACACCTTTACTTTGGGATTCGATGCAATAATCAGTTTGGCGGCAATTTCCATCGTCTGTGAATCGGAAACTTTACCGGGAACGAACGGAACACCGTTCAATACCAAACCATCTTCATTGAATGACAACCCAGCAATCGGCAATTCGGCGTTCTGTATCAGTTCGGCGCGTTCGTCGGATAGTTCGAATATCTGTTTGTCCATCCTGTCGGCCTTGGCCTTTATGTCGTCGTATTGCTTTTTCTTTTCGGCATACTGAACCACTAACGCATTGCGCTTGTTGTGGGTTTCGGCATTGGCCAACATTTCCGGGATGTTCGATTTTTCGGGGTTGTTTTCTTCATACGTTTTTAGCCAATTTTCGGCATTGGCCTTGCGGGTCTGAATGTCTTTAACCTCTGCATCCAACGCGTCCATATCTTCATCGAATTTGGCGTGCGCCGCATCCATCGCGGTTCGGTATGCTTCTTGCGCTTCTTTCAACGCCTGTTCAGCATTGGCAATGGCGGTATTGTGTTCGTCTGATATGGCCTTTTTGCGGTCCGGGATGGCGGCCAATTGGTCGGTTCTCTGTTGCAACGCGGCGCGTACCGTCTTGGCCTTTTCAATCAACGCGGCGTTGGTCTGTTGCTTCTGCAATAAATCCGATACATCAATAGTATCTTTGTATTCTTCCGGGTTGAAATCCATACGGGCGCGGCTTTCGTTCATCAGCGTTTCGAATGTCTTAACGTCACGATTCACGCCGGTACGTTCGGATTTCAGTTCGGCCACCTGTTTATCAATAGTTTCGATGCGTTCGCGCACATCCGGGGCCAACAGGGATTTAACAACCGCGATTTGTTTGCGGCGGCCGTCGGCCGTTTCGGACCAACGGGAAAATTCCACGGCGTCGAAATCTTGGTATCCGAATATTCGTTGCAACATTGATACGTTGGTTGTCTGCATACCGGTTGACGCCTGTTTGATGGTCAGCGTACCACGCGGGTTGTTCTCTGTGAATGACAATGAAACGTCGAATTCTTCGCCATCATCGCCAACCACCATTTTGGCGAAACCCTTGGATGCGCCGTTGCGTAATACATCGTCGCGTTCGCCTGTCAGCAATGCGCCGATTGCCTTTAACAACGTGGATTTACCCAATTCGTTGTCCCCTGTAATGAAATACACGTTGCCGTTGAATTCGGCATTGAACTTTTCGATTACTTGAAAGTTCAAAAGTTCCAATTTCTTAATGTACATTTTATCGCCTGTATTTAGTTAAACATTTTCAATCTTTGTGGTACGGAAAGAACCAATTTCATAATCGGCCGTTTCGTGCATTACCTGTACGCCCGCCAAATCCGGGTCGTTTGCTTTGATTTGCTTTGCGTATTCAACCGCCTTTGCGTGGTCGTGGAAAATTCTTCCATCAACGATGTTATCTTCCAAACCGCCGGGGCATAAAACAATTTTGTAAATCATAATGTGTTGTTTTTAAGTTTCCGGGAATCGGCCCGGTCCGTTGTTTGTAGTCGGTGCGGGAATCGAACCCGCATTACGGGAATGAAAATCCCGTGTCCTAACCGTTAGACTAACCGGCCAATCTGTTGTGGCTTTTCCGGGAATCGAACCCGGACCCCTGTTTGGGATGAATGTTTGAGATTCACGCGTATGCCAATTTCGCCAAAAAGCCATTTTCGGGGTTGGGCGTTTCGCAACGTTTCGCCCCTGTGATTATCATCTATGTTTAAATAATTATAAGGCTGTTGGGCCTTGATGCGCCGCCCGGATTCGAACCGGGAATACATCAGCCAAAGTGATGTGTGTTGCCGTTACACCACGGCGCAATGTTTTATTTATTGATTTCGTCCGAAAGACAACGCAACAGGAATTCCAATCTTGTGCATTTACTCCAAACTTCGCGGTCGCGTATATCGTTTATTTTTGCTCTCATTTCCTCAATGTGGTAGCCATATCCCATTTCGCATTCCTTACCGAATTGTATCATTTCGGAAATAGCAACGATTTCGTTGGATTTAATACCTGTGATTGTCCATTCGCCGTTTTTGTTCTGCTTTGCTTTCATATCGCTTTGTCTTTGTGCCGGGAACCGCCCCGGTGCGTTGGATTCACAACTGAATCCGATGCAAATATAAGTATAGTTTTTTAATTGCAATAACTTTTGATTATTTTTTTTCGGAAAATTGCAAAATTTTTTGCGGGTCGCTTATTTCCGGATACCAATTCACGGTTCCGTTGGCCAACGCCCGGGCAAATGCTTTGTCCGTTTCTTTGTGTTGGCCCAATTCGAACCACCATTTATGTTTGGCGCGTTTGCACATTATGCGATAACCGCCCAATATCTTTTTAACGTATGCATCAACCATTGTCAACAGGTAGTTTCTTTAATTCATCAACCAATATGTATTTGGAATCCCACACGGCGCACCGGACCAAACGCGGGTCACGGTCTGTGGTTCTTTCATCATCCGGAATAACGATTGCATCGGATGGGAACTTATATCCGGCTTTGCATTTGCGCCATTTCAATTCTAATTTTTTATCGGTTGGCCGTTCAACATTTTGTTGTGGCAATTTATTCACATCAACATTGCAATTGCAAATGATTGATGAACGGGTTAATTGCCTATCATAAAAGGGACAATTTTTGCAACCATAAGAAAACACCTTTTCATTGTGTCCAAAAGGACACGGCGTTACACATATCATCCCCTCAACTCTAAAATTTACAATTCCCATATCGCCCGGTATTTAATCAAACAATGACGTAACAGGATTCAATAAACGCCCGTTCAATGCATCCAACTCTTTTTCCATCTGTTTTGACAGATTCAACGCGGATGGGTCTTTGAAACGGAACCATCGGTTTTGATTGTGGCGTAATGTTGCCACAAAACGGATATATTCGGCGGCCTGTTCCGGCGTTATATCCTGTAATTTAGCAATTTTCGGTAATTCCATGTTGTTTATTCTTTGGAATTGTCATTAGCAACCCAATCTGTCAATTTTATACAACCCCATATTACAATGGATATTGGAATAACAATAGGCCAAAAAGGTATTGTTAATCCGGCAATAATTCCACCGCCATCATCTTCATCATCAATCAAACCCCATCTTATTTCTAATCCGGCAATAATACTTCCAATCGCAAAATATGCGAACACAATCAAACATATTATAAACACTTTCATATCAAAACAATTTATCGTGTTCAACTTTTTTTCTTGATATATCACCCAATCTTCCGCCCTCTTGTTCCCAACACATTGCGCATTCTTCACATAATGACAGAACACCGCTTGCATATCTCATTTGACCTTTGTTTATCCGGTCACCACAAATAAAACATTTTGTGTCCTTTTGGGTCTTTGCATACCTGTATGCTTCTAACCCCTGTTTTCTTGCATAATACGCCATATAATATAAGATTAAAACAATTTATCGTATTCAACTTTCGGCAAATTGGCCTTTACCCAACTTTGTTCATTGATTAACGCCCATCTTCCAAAATGACATATCAAAATTGCATCAGCATTCCACATTGTTATTTTGGTTCCGGGGTACAATTGCGCGGCCTTTTCCGCATAACGGCGTTTGCGGTCGCGCTTTTCCTCTTTCACTCCCTTAACACGCAATTTCAAACTATTCATCCAATGAATCGGATGCACCATTACATACGGAATCCCCGCCGTTTCAATCAATGCCTTTAACACCTCAAAATTGGCCATCATCTTTTGAATGCGGAACAACTTTCCCATGTTCGGTTTGCCATCGGTTCCCGGTGTAATATCATCGGGCCTTACTGATAGTTTTTCCAAAAACACGATGGGTTTGTATGTTTCCGCGTAATACGCAAAGAAATCGCGCAAATCTCGTATATCCTTTGGCATTTTAATTGTCTTTATCTGTTGCCCCGGAACGAAAACGGCTATGCCACCAAGTTTTCCCGGGTCTATCCCGATGCACACATCGCATTTAATCTTCTGTTCCATCTTTTTCGTATCGCTTGCAAATGTTACTTGTTTTTTCCTTGATGCAATCGCCCGGAATGATTATGTACGCATCCGGGCATACGCCATAATTATCGTGTCGGTGTACACACGTTGCACATATCAACATCATTCAAAAAGGTTTAATTGTGACATCTTTTGCGGTTTTCCCAATATAAAATCATGAATGAAATTGCGTGCATAATCCGGGGAAATCATGGAACGTTCCTCACTACATAATCCACTTTCTTTTGCTGGTTTACAAGTTCTTATGGTTAATTCCTTTTCGGGTTTTTGGAATGATTGACCATGTGTTGGTTCACAATTGAAATACCAAAATCCCGTTGGTTTTGTAAAATAGTCCCCTCTTAATCGTCTATTTTTATCTATTATAGACGGTTCTTGAATGAAGTTGTTGTGCAAATAATGTAATGTTGAATAAGGATTTTCAATTATTAATCTTAATCCCCTAATCATGACAATAGCAACAAATTTGTACAACAAAGTGTATAAATAGTTCCTATCATTTGCCCTTTTTATGATTGTATCAAAAGTTTCTTTCATTGATAACTTTCTATAATTTATGCAATCCAACCTAAATGATGGTGGATTTGAACTACCCGTGAAAAATATACATGGGAAAAACGCCATAATCAAATCATCTTCATTCATACTATCAAAGCAACTTACCCCCCCGAATAGGCCGTTTCAATTTCTGCAAACAAATCGTTCGTATGGTCTGTTTGGCCGAAATTGTTTTGAATATCCCAATCTTCCGCCGGAATACCCAATTTGATAAATTCGTTTTTGAATGTGCCGGATTGCTCAAAGAAACAATGCACCGTACCTTTAATTTCCATATCATTCAAACTTTAAAAACTGCATTAGCCATCGCTTCATTCAACAGGGATGAAAAGACACATACAAACTTTTCGTTTTTACTCAAATCAGATTCGGCCATTGTATCTAATATGCAATGTACCAATTCATGGTAAAACGTGTTGCGTTTGCTTTCATCGCTTTGTTGCCTGTCTTTATCCCATATATCGGCAATTTCAATTTTGCTTTCGGCCACACAACAGTTACCCAAATTGTTGTCCACACAACGCATTACATTAACCACATCAATTTTTACGCCGCCAACCTGTATAAAATCCGGTATATTCTTTTCCATATCATTCAAACTTTATGTGTTCCGACAATACCACGCCATCGGCGTTCATCTTTTCAAAAGATTTCATTAGCGCGTTCCGGCGGGCCAATTCAAACGCGCCCACCTGTACGCATTCCGCATCAGTTCCCGCATCTTTCAAATGGCGCAATTCTGCCAACTGCAAATTCGTTGTCAACTTGCGTATTTCACGTTGCAAAACGGCCTGTAAATCTTCATCAGTAACTTTAATGTCAACGGCCAACCCGACAGATACCAACATTTCGTATTGCAACATATCGGCGATTGGCGATTGTACGGGCAAACGGTGGTTTACCCTGTAATACGCATAAGAATCAATGCACTTTTGCCGAATATCATTCATGTATTGGCGTTTCCTTTCGTCATTGATGGGGTCCGGGTTTATGTCATACGCCTTTTTCAGTATGTTGGCCCGCTTGTTTTTGTATGCGTTCAATATCTTGCACACATATTCGGCGTTGAATTGTTGGTAATGGTTGCGGTCGGCGAAACCGTCCCGGTTCTTTGGCAGAAATTCGTCAAGTTCCCCGGTTATGCTCATTTCAAACGCCATGCGGAAATCGCGCATTGTCAACCCGCCGTAATGCCTTTTCAGTATTTCACAAATCCGAACGCCCAAATAACTCAATTCGGAATCGCTTGCGGCCCTGTACCCTACATCTTTGGCAATGAACTTTAATCCCTTTGCCACATCAACCGCCAATTCCGCATCCGTGTATTCGTCAATCGTTTTGGCGATAGTTGCCAAAAACACGGATTTTTCAACAGGCCCCAACGCGGCCATGACTTGCGGTTGGCGGGCCATTTCACGGCGAACATCAACGGCCTTTTCCGGCTTGTAAACTGCAACTCCTGTTTCCATCATTCCGACATCTGTTGTAAATATTCAATTGCATCGGCGGACAATCCGCCGTTGTTGTTCAAAGTATGCAATTTGCCCTTTTCCATATCCGAACGGATAAAGTTGCGGGCGGTCGCTATCCAATCGCGCATCTTCTTTCCCTTTCCGGCGGACCAATCGGCAACGGCATGGTAATAATAAACCACATCCACGTTGGCGAATTCCGGCCCGGTAAATTCCTTTTGGAATAGTTCAATATCATTGTAACGTGAACATTCAAAGGTACATAAATTTTCCGATGTACGGCGCGGATGCGTATGGGTTATTGGCTTGAAATCCTGTTCGGCTTCAATAAATTCGGGTTCATCCGGGAATAAACCGCCAACGGCGGCATTATTTGGTTTATCATTTGGTTTATCATTTGTATTAGTATTTATTTCTTCAATACTATCTTTATTTGTTTTGCCGCTTTTGGTTTTTCCATTTGACGTTTCGGTAAAATGGACGGGACGGTTTTGTAAATACGAATCACTGAATGCGTACCACGTTGTGCGGTCATACGCGGATGTATTGTAATTCCCGGTAATGATTACGCCTTTATCCTGTAATGATTGCAAAATACGGCGTATTTGTCTTGCAGTCCAAAATGGTAACAACTTTGTAAATGCTTCAATGCTATTATATGTCCAATATCGGCCATCGTGATAATGTTTGCCGTTGGCTTCATTCTTCATTATCCAAAATGACAAATTATGAATCAATATGGCTTCATCAACGCCATATTGGGCCGCTACATCTGTATCAAATTGATATACCATAACAAAATAAAATCCCCGATATTTGGGCCGTCACACACCAAATATCGGGAATCTTTTGGCTGGTTAAACCCGGCCGTTTATATCCTATCGTATTGGTGACGGTCAATACTTTATGTCGGTGCAAATATAACTATTCGTTTTTATTTGGCAACAATAATGATAAATTTTCTTTCGGGGCAATCGCTTTCCGTATTTCTTCAATCCGGGTATCATTTGCAATTAGAGAAACTACCGGATAACGTGAATTGTCATTTGGCTTGTTGCTTTTGGCGAATTGTACCGACAAATCAAACACGGTTTGCATGACGGTTCCGCGCATCATCTGCACGCCATCAAAGGAATTGCAAATATTCTTAACGGAACTTGCTTTGCCTTTCGTTGAAAATTGCCACACGCCCACAACGCCGCGAACGGCCGGAACGATAAAACGCATAGTTAATGCCACATCCCAATTGTCCGCACCTCTTTTCGTGGGATTCTTTGCGGCAATCTGTTCCATTATATCCGGGAATTCTTCAACGGAAAACGGCGCATATACTTTGCCGTTCCAAACCTCAAAGGTCCGGCCATCGCCACGGGCAACCAACGCGCCCGCGTTATCCCTGTATTCGTAACGTTGGTTGCAAACCGCTTGCGCGTTATCCGATGGGAATATTATTTGGATGGTTTGCGGCTTTTCCCCGTATGCGTTATGGAACATCCCGGCGTATTTGCCGGTTGCCCGGAACCAATCAATAGATTGGGGCAACCCGCGTTCGCTTTTCATGCCGATATGTAAACGCCCGATTTCGGGCAATTCCAACATTTCGGCCCCCTGTTCGGGCCTGTATATACGTCCGTTCATTATAGTTCAATTTCGGTGTTCAACAAATTATCCTTTGCCGCTTGTTCGGCAATCTGTTCCGGGGTCGGTTCCGAATCAAGTAAATTTTTGCTTTTTTGCCCTGTAACCGATTTTCTTTCGCTTGATGTGGGTTTGGTCACCCCGGACTTTTTGGCGCGTCCTGTGGCCTTATTCGGGGCCGAATCCGCGTTGTTTTCCTGTTCGTTGCTTTCGGGTGCAATTGCCGCCTGTTCCGGGGTATCGTTTTTGTCCCTCTTTGTCTTTATCAGTTCGGCCAATGACAGATTCAAAACGTTATCCATGATTTTGCCCGAATCCAAATCCAACTGACCCCGGACAACGGTTATTGTGTTGTCGCGCTTTTCATCTTCAATGGCGGCCAAATTCAACAGGTAAGGTAACTTCTTTGCGTTCACGGAATCCGTTTGTTCTTTCAAATTGTATGTCGGTTTCACGCGCCAATCTTTGGGTGCAAAGTTGAACACGCGGGTAACGGGCAATTCGGGAAACCATATATTCCACATCGGCATATACAAATGCAACTGCAATTCGTGTTCTTCAAAGAATCCTTTGCGTCCGCTTTTGAAATCCACGATGGCGGCGAAGCGGTCCCCGGTTTTGGGATCTGTCATTCTGCATGGCAAATCCAAACATCCGGCGTACTTGAAATGGGGATGATACAAACCGATTTCCACGGCCAACGGTTCCACGTTCCAATCACGGATGAATTGCGCGAATGCCAACACATCTTTGCGTACTCTTACGGCCCATTCCGAAAACACCTTTTCCGGGATGTTGTTTAATTCCATGTAATCGTACAGAACCGCCGGGACTGCATCAAAATCGTAACGCCTGTTGATTATCAACGTTTCAAATTGGGCGTGCATGAACGTTCCGTATGCGGCGGCCAAATCCCTCTTTTCCGTTGAACCATCTTTGCCGTTCGCAATCATCCAATCCATCAGCGCGGGCGGTGTCGGCATTACCTGTTTCAACAACGTTGTCACGGACGGGTAAAATTCGGGTTCGCCCTGTTCGTTGAATCTGTAATAATACCGGTGTCCGTCCGAATTCAATTGATATAGACGGAATGGCGGTTCTTTCAACGCATCAGCATTGAAAAACAACGCCGTCATTTCTTCCACGGTCATTCCGGGGAACAACTCTTTTGTCGTGTCTTTTGTTTCCATATCGCCTGTATGTTACTTTTTGTTGATTCTCATTATTTGTATGTATTCGCGCAAGAACATTCCAAAGTTGATTGCGGACAAAATGATTACGGCAAACAATGCCGGTTGCCAAAAGATTGCGACGATGGCGCAACCCAATACCACGGCCCAAATGATGGCCCAAAACAGATTCAATGAACTTTGATATTTCATAATTTAATCGTTTGAAAGTCCAAACAGGAAATCGGCCGTGCAACCTAACATTTCACAAATTACACCGACCCAATCCGGGTTTATCTTTTGTGTCTTGCCGCAACATAAATTGGTCATATTGACGTTTTGCGCAATGGCGGTTGAATCCGGCCACAACCTTGCGGCAATATCTTTTTTGAACACCTTTTTGCCCTGTGTGTTTGCGCGGGCCAACGCTTCATTAATTCGTAATGTCATTTCACTTTTGGTTTTGTTGTTGTTAATAATTCCGTTTCTTCTCAATCGTTGTTGTTTCAAGAACTCAATATAATTTTCCAAAACATTCTCAATGGCCCAAGAATCCAAATTTTCATATTTCGCGGCGGCTTCTTGGATGTCGTTTTCGAAATCGGCCGATTCATCTTCGATGATTTCTTCCGGCGTGCGGTTATCCATATAACGGTCAAATTCCGCGTCCAATCTTCTATCGTCAAAATCACTCATAAGACGTATTCGGGATTATATTTTTTGAACAATAGAAAACTGACAATAAGGTTGGCGGCAACGACCGGATACCACCACCATTTTTCGGATTCGCACCACGCAAGTATAAAACTTGCCATCAGATAAAAGGATGTAAATTTTTTCATATCGCTTGTTTTTAGTCCCGGAACCCGCCGGGTCGGTGTTGCAAAGTTAGTTATTATTTCTTTGTGTGCAATAACTTTCGATTTAATTTCTTCGATTGCGTCTTATTGCATACGTTGATGTAACAACGTCTTTATCGCCGTGAACGCCTGTTCGTTGACCTTGTATTCGTCGAACGTGCAATCGGCAATAAAATCATCCAAACGCTTGTACAGGTTTTCGACCTGTTGCCGGGCCATTGCGTGGCGCGTTACGCCCATATCATCCGTGAATCCCTTGCGTACATAACCGTTGGTTGTCATAATGGTTTCCGCATCTTCGAACGAACCTTTGGTAAAGTAACGTTGTTCGAAATAGACATCGTAAAAGGTTTGGCCGTAATCGTTGCGGAATTCCTGTATTCGCGCTTCTTTGTTGTTCTTGGGGTTTATGTAATTGTATCGCATATCGGTAAATGGCAATGGCCGGGTTGCCCCGGCCGGGATAATTACTTGTTTGCTTCTGCAATAACGTATGTGAATTCGTTGCAATTGAATGCGTTGCCCAAGTTCTTTAATTGTGAAAGTCTTGCAACCTCTTTTTCGGCTTCTTCACGGGTGGCAAACAAACAACCCTTGCTTAAAACTTGACCGTACCAATAACCGGCCCATTTGCGACCCTTGTTGACGGCGGACAGATTTTTATATGTTTCGCGCTTGTTTACCAAACATTTGTCGCAACCGTTAATCTTAATTATAAACATATCGTTTCGAATTTTGGTTCCGGGAACCGGCCCGGTCCGTTTGTCAACCTCTGACAATGCAAATATCGGTATTCTTTTCTATTCCACAATAACTTTTACTTATTATTTTTACTGAAAATGCAACTTTTTTTCTGAATCGCACCCACAACACGTTCAAACCGGGTTATATTTGTGGCGTAAACCAATAAAATCTTTCAGTTATGCCGGTTAAAAGAGTACCCGGCGGGTATCAATGGGGTTCCACGGGTAAAGTTTATCCCACCCGGGCGCAAGCGGAACAACAGGCCCGCGCAATTTACGCATCCGGATACAGGGAAAAAGACAAACGCAAATGAAATTGGGGAAATTTACCACTAATTACCGCTAATTTCCTATATTTGCATCGTCTTTTTACCATCATATCGCCTGTATCGGTATTTTGACGGCCGCCCCGGATTCGTTCGGGGCGGTTTTATTCATTTCTTTTTACTTGTGATAAATACCTCAACATTGATATAATCGGGATTTATACATTTTTCCGTGGGTATTACTCCATCGCAAAATTGCCAACAATCTTTAAGGTAATTGCGAATTATCATACCCTCAAAATCCGGTTTTCTGTTCGGTTCGCCATTTTTCTTTAATTCTTTAACCTGTTTGTTATACAATTGGTTTTGATAAGATTTCAACCATTTTCGTTTGCAAACCTCGCAATCCAAACCATCTTTGCATAATCGTTTATCTTCTAACGCTTGCGGTAAACACGTTCCATTCGGAAAACCTTTAATCGTTAATATGGAAATCCAATCGGTAATTTCTTTCAATTGTTGTTCCGTAATAATGTATTCTTTCATATCGTTATTATTTGATGTTGATTATTCATTCATCTTGCGAATCGCGGCCGCCCGTATCGGTTCGTGCTTTAACCAATAATCGTATTGGTACAAATTCCCGTAATGGCCCGTTTCCAACAGGTAACGCCGCAACATATCCGGTTCCAACTCAATCAACGATGCGTACAATTCTTTGCGCACGTCCAAATGGCACGCACGTTCAAACGTGGGGTCAATATATCGGTCCCCGTATTTGACGAACGCGTGTTCGATGGGGAACAGATAATACGCGTAACCCTCAATGTATCGCACCGGTTCCGGGAACAACCAATCGGCCCGTTCCATCAAAAACACCAATTCGGCCGCGTTCCTGTAACATTGCTTTTGTTGGGCGTGGTAAAACCCTTTGATGAATTCAAGTTGTTTCGCCGTCAGAACGTCACGCATACGTTCGCATTGGACCGGGCGGCAATCCTTTACAATCTGTTCGTAATACGATTGTTGTTCCCGGCCCCATTTTAATTGCGTCATTCCCTTTAATTGTTCGATGATGGGGTTATCCTGTTCGTTCATTTCAAAAACCCTTTATGTTTTAGAATCTTTATCGCATCTTTCCGGCTCTTTGCAATCACATAATGGCCGTGTATGATGTATTCGTGTTCCGGGATGCGTTGTTTGTTTATCGCGTTGCGCAATGCCATTTCCTGTATGCGTTGTTTGCGCTTTGCATCCATTGTGGTTTTATACTCCCTTTCCAACTTGAAATACGGATTGGCGGCGGCCGCCATCATCGCCATTGCGGTTAATCCGATGGCGCGTTTTGATATATGCTTTTTCATATCTTTTCCCAATACCTGTAAACGCTTTTCCAACCACAATCCCAAGTATCCCAAAATTGGCCATCCTTGACGCAAACAACGTGCATTGCCAAACGCAACACAAACGTTCCTGTCGGATGTGCGGTTACGAATTCATCAACCGTTGGTTTGTCGTACGGGGAAACCTTGCACGGCACGAATCCGTGTTCTTCCAATACATAACCGATGTTGTCCGCACTCATTGAATCGTAACGTTTGCGGCCCGCTTCATACATCAATTCGTATGCATCTAACCACGAACAATTCAATGCACCCGCAATGGCCCTAATATGGCAATCGCCTTTCCTGTTGTTTTTATCCTGTGGGTTGGGTTGAAAAAACGTCCAATTCTTGTTTCTTCCAAATTTCTTGTAATCCATATCGCCTGTTATTTTGTGGCCGGGTTGCCCCGGCCCGGTTTGTTATTCGTATATTCCGCGTGTTATGATATTGTAAGCAAACCGCCATTCTTTTGCATCTTCATAATTCTTTCCGTACAAATATGCGGTTTCTACATCCTTATAACTCTTTTTTGATGCAACCTTTTTCAAATATTCATCACTTGCATTTGAATTGCATCCCGTTGCAATCGCTTTAATCATTTCAAACTTTGTCATAATCTTTGATTTTTAGGTTTCCGGGAACCGCCCCGGTGCGATTTATAAATACTTATTCAATAAACGTAAAATGATACTTTCAAGCCACGGCGCAATTTGCAAACACATGAATCGGTTGTGGAATTAAAAGCGCGGTCCAACAGACGGTTTGTTAATTCAATGTCAGCAACCAAACGAATCAATCCGGATACGCCAACCAATGTGTTGATTTTCTTACCCTCGAAAACGCCGGATACCTTGATTTTGAATTCGCGGTTGATTGTGCAGGTTGTGTACTTTAACGTTGTCATTTCTGTTTCGTTTTGGTTCGCGGAACCGGCCGCGTCCGTCGTGGTTTCATCATCAACCACATTGCAAATATCGGTATTATTTTTTATTGTGCAATAACTTTTGATTATTTTTTTTCGAAAAAATGCGATTTTTCTTTGTTTTCGCCTTTTTGCGTATCTTTGGGGCATACAAACGTGGATGTTTCATAATCAAAAAGCGGGACCGGATGCGAATTCGCGCCCGCTTTGTTCATTCGCACGCGTACCATTATAACATCCGGGCAAACTTTCCGTTATTTCGGGCGAATTTGGCGCACAATCGCATATCTTTTCCATTATGGTAACTTGTACGTCTGAAAATTTGGGGCCGTTAGAACGCAAAGAAATAGCCTTAAACGCAAAACCGCATCAACCATCGCGGCCAATGCGGTTCAATTGTTTGTCTAATATATTTATAAAAAGGATTATCAATTGCAAATATAAAGAAAAACCCGCGTTTCACAACGCGGGCCGTTCCCAATTACTAACCTTAATTACTAAACCTTATATGTGTATCGCAAATATAGTCATTTTTCAATAACCACGGATTCCACGTTGATTATCGTTGAATGTGGGTTTAAAGAAACGATGTCGGTTTGCCTGTCCTTTATCTTCTTTGTCTTAAACCAAAGGAACTTTTTGTAACGGACAGATTCAACAACTTTCAACGATTCCCGGTTGGCCAACGTCCCGGTAAATTCCGTTTCGGTCAACAACCCTTTGAACGTGTACCATTCATCGCCGCAAGAAACGGCCACGGCCGGAACCTTTATCGAATCCCGGATAACAACGGTATCTTTCGGGATGGAACGCAACGCGATTATCGTTTGCGCCTGTGCGCTATTGACGGCCGACAAATCGCGGTTCTTGTTTTTCAACTCTTTTATCAACGCCGCATCATCGGCCCGGAATCGTTCAAACTCTTTCATCGTCAGTTCAAGCGATTGCACCCGGGCCGCACTCAATGAATCGCGCACACGGTATGTCTTGACGTCTGACAACAACGTTTCCGTGTTACCTTTATATCGGTCCAGTTCATCGGTCAACCTCTCAATCTTGCGGTCCTGTCTGTATATCTGAACCGCCATCAGCGTTACCAACGCTATTATCGCAATCGTTATGTACTTTTTCATCGTTCTTTACCCATTGTTTCCAACATTCCGTAAATCCTTTGTGGCGGCCGCCTGTATATGCTATATAACAGAACGCGGCCAAAATCAATATGTATGCTACCATAAGCCATTAAAAAAGAACGGGGCATTGCGCCCCGTGTCTGTTCGTGGGTTCCGGGATTACTCCTTTTCCCATTTGTCGGTTGAATTGTACACCCAACCATCGGCCGTGAAATCGTATGATACGGTTTCAACCAATCCGGCGGCAACGTAAGTAAGGCAAATGCCCTCGCCGACGCCATCGCCTTTGTAAGATACTTGGTACAGGTGTTTTTGTTTGCCTGTTACCTTTGCAATCTTATCGCCTACATTCAGCGAATCCAAGATTGCGCCATCAATGGCGGTAATGTCTGTGACCTCAACGGCAATTGCACCGTTTACCAATGCGTTCAAAATTTCTGATAACGCACCGCCGCAATCAACTTGGTTGCCCTGTCCGGCAATCTTTTCGGCAATTGTTGCCAACGCTTGTTCTTTTGTCATTTTCCTTTGGTTTTTGTTTGTTGATAATTCGTTTTACTCAAATGCACCACCCTTTATTTTTCATCGTCATTTTCTTTGTTATCTAACGGGCAATTATACCCAACACGTTCACATCGTTTTTTCAATCGTTCATCATTTGCCGTGTCAACCGGGCAAATAATATTCGGGTCTTTGAATTTGTGTTTGCAAAAATGGCTTTGCATAATCACGGATGATTTTTCCGCCGAATCCAACTTTTCCCGTTCATAATCCGCGTTCCGTTCTTGGTAGAACTTTTTTTGTTCCGCTAACAGGTCCCGGAACATATCGTATGGGGTTTTCTTTTTATCTTCTTTGGTTTTAATCCACGACCAAAAACCCGCACCGGCAAAAATGGATAACACACCCGTTGCAATCGTAACCCAAATTGATGTTTCCATAAACTATTGAGTATTTGTTTTAAGTTGTCTTTGCAAAAGTAAAATATAAATCCGTTATATTATAGTTTTCACGGAAAAATTAAAATAACCCGCCATTGCTGACGGGTTGGCCATAACGATTTCAAAGTATGCCGAACGGCCTTGAAACCTTATTGTCCCTTTTCGGGTTCATCATACGGCGTATGGCGTGCAACGTATGGCGAACACATACCATCCGTGGCGTTTACAATCGCCGTGAATATTACCCGGGCCACGTCTGTTGCCTGTTTGCCGGAAAATCGCATTTCCTTTGAAAGTTGCTTTACGACAACATCCGCGTATTTTTCCGCATACACGGCAATTTCAACCAATCGTTTTTGTTTGGCTTCGCGCTTGCGCTTGCCGAACCAATCTTTAATCTTCTGTATCATATCTGTTTCGGTTAATAAGTCCAAATCACATACGGTTTGTGTTTCGGGGAATCGTCAACGTGGATATACGTTTTGGCAATTCCAATGCGGTTGAATCCCACTTGTTGCAATGCTTCAACAATCTTGTATCGGTTTTCAACATCATTGCAACGGATGTCAACGGCCCGGCCCAACGTGTGGGATGATGTACCCTTGCGGCCGTGTGCAATTTCATATTCGGGCGTTCTGTATGCGCTATTCAAGACGAATGGAATGCCCGCAATGTCGCGGGCCGTATCCAATCGGTTTATCGTGCCTTGCGCCATATCCTGTAATGAACACGGGGGCGTACATCTTTTGAATTCTGATTCTTTGAAATGCTTTGCGGTTATCATCGCTTTATTCTTTTACGGTTCCCTCTGTGAAATCCGGGAACCCAAGTTCAACAACGCTTCCTTTGCTTCCCATCAATGCCGGGTGCAACTTGTAATATTTACCGTTTTCAACGTATGTGTATTTCGTTGTGTTGGAATTCCCGGTAAATCTGAATTCCGTTTCTTCATACTTTGTATTGGCCGGAACTAACGATACCGTGAATTCCTTATTGTTCGCCATTCCCTGTACATACACGATTCCCAAATCATCATACTTTTGAAATGGTATTTCCTTGTTTTCGTTGTAATAACCTTTGGCCGTTTCGTCATAATCTATTGTCAGCGCAAAGGATTTAAACGTACCATTTACCGTGTAATTCCCCACACCTTGCACAATATCCAATGATGCGTAAAATGTAATATACGGCGTTGCGGTAAATTTGACATCGGTTGTGATTTCGCCCAACGAACCCGGAATATAAGAACCCGTAACCGAATAATGGTCGGCGGCTAACTTTGTGCGTTCCCCGGAATTGACAACCGTTGACGCGCCCGCGCTATTCTTGAACACTAATTGCACGGTTGACGGTAATGTTTGCGATATGGCAAACAAAATATCTTCATTCGTTACCGCTTTTGTGGCATACATTGAATTGCTTTCAACTAACCTGTAATCAACAACGAAATCAACTAATCCGTTGTCTTTTTCAAGGGTGCAACCCATTAACAGGATTGCACCGATGATTGTTTGTATTGTTCTTTTCATTTTTGTTCGTATAATCAATAATATAAATACAAACCGATTGTAGTTAATAAGCATACCCACAACGCAATGATTGTGGATTAGTAGAATAAAGCAACCGCCAATCTGAACAATATACTTGGTTCGGGAATACCTGCATTTACCGTACCAATTTGATAACCGCCATTAGTGGGTGACGATTCATTATAATACCAAGTAAGCGAATCCAAACTTGCACTATCGCCATCACCGAAAATCAAAAATTCGTTGTCTGACAAAATAATTGGTTCATCAAATTCAATATCTTGTATTCCAGTTTCTTGCGTTGATATTGTGGTTAGATATGTCATTTGAGAACTTGACACAATATCAGTTATTGAAGTTCCTGTGGCTTTGAATATACGCATTGAACCTGCGGTTGCAACATTTAATCTTACACCAAGTAATTCTTTTCCGCGCATTTCCGTTTGGTTTGCATAACCACAACCCATTGCACTTAAAACAATTTCTACATCTGCTGATTCCATTTCAGTATCGTTAGACATAATATAACTACGCAACAAGATACCATTTTGAGAAAAATCAGCACCATTAATAATAAGTTTCTTTCCCATAATAGTTTTAATTTAAGATGTTTATAATGTTTTTAATAGATTTACCAATTGGTCGGAAATCAATTCCATTCCATCCGAATTTGGATGTATTCCATCGCCTAAATAAGTGTTTCTATTAAACAAAGTTATTCCGCAAGTTCTACAATCCAAATATTTGACACCGAAATAATCACATATAGTTCTCGCCATTTCAATATACTCATCCAAGACATCACTAATATAATGGTCCAAAGAACTATTTATGTAATTTGGCATTATTGCCACAATCTTTGTAGTTGGATATGTTTTTTGCAATCTAATAAGCATTGCACGATACGCATCGGCAAATGTGGCAACAGGCAATGCGGCAATTTGGGCATCGGTATAATTTATTGGATTTTCGGTGTTAAATGTGCCAATTTCAACTTGTTGGCCTATATCATTTGTTCCACCATAAACCACGATAATATCCGGTGTTCCGTTCTCTCCTAAATGGTTAATTCTTGTTTGCGATGATAAACACCTGTTGGGGCCATATTGGCCGGAATCGGTTGGTTGCGTATTACTTACCATAGTACCTGCCCAAGAATCATTAACTCCTAATATTGCATTGAAACGTAAAATAGTACGCATCCAATAGGTATTATTCACATTATCCATCCAAGTTTGAGGATAAGCGCAATAAGCATCGGGAGAATACATATATCCTTGATATGTGCTTATACTATCGCCAAGAATGGAAACCTTTTTTTTCGTTATTTTATTCTGGAATAATCTGGAATCGAAATTCTTCGTTAAAATGTGGCCATCCAAAAATTTAACTATTCCATAACTGTTTTCATCCGCAATCGCAAAATCATAACCCAATTGGTTAAGTATTAGTTTAGCGGAATTGAAATTTTTTGTTTCTAAATGACCATCCTTAAATTTAACTATTCCATAACTGTTTTCATCCGCAATCGCAAAATCATAACCCAATTGGTTAAGTATTAGTTTAGCGGAATTGAAATTTTTTGTTTCTAAATGACCATCCTTAAATATAACTATTGCGTTGTTTTCTTCATCACAAATCGCAAAATCGTTCTTGGCTTCATTTCTTGTTCTTGGATAATTATCTTGTTGTGCAACATTAGCAACCGAACCGCCAACGGTTATATCATATCCGCCTGTACTATTTTGTGATACAGAAACAGGCCCAATGGTTTTCCAATTATCGGCAACCGTCCAATCATCCACATCATCGCCAAAGAATTGGTCAATTACCCAACCCGTACTTAACAGATAGGTAATATTCAATCCGCTTTTGCGGTATGCCGTTGGAACGGCTGAACGGGCCGCGCTTGCGCTTTCGTAAGCGGCTGAACGTCCGTTTATATCATTCACATTCACAAATCCCGAATTGGCAATTTCAATCGGTGTGTTAGTCCATGAACCATTCCACGCGAAAACGCAAATTTGGTCCAATCTTACGGTTATACTTGTACCGAAATTGGCGTATGTACCCGCACCGCCAATGTAGAACACATTTTGGTCGGGTGTTCCGGGTGTTGTGCTTGGGGTTGCAACGCCTATAAATTGATACCCAACGGTAAGCGAATTAATAATAGTAAGCAAATATTGTTGGATGGTTTCACCCTCAATCTGTTTTGCGTTATTATCCCACGCGGGCAACGAATGGTTTGTGGGATTGTTTATAATATCCAATAATTGTGCATAATTTCCGGCCATAATCGTATGTTTTAATCGTTATTGAAATCGTTGTTAAAGTCATTGTTGAAATTACCGCCCGTTGGTACAACGTACCCGCGTCCGATTTTCTTTGCCACCGTTGCCGTATCGAATTCGGCTTCCACGCTTGCAACGTCCCCGTTATCTTCCCATTCGGGCGTGATTAAGAACGTATCCAATTCGTATGTCTGTCCGTGATAGGTAATGCGGGCATAATCCGCCATCCGGATAAATCGCATTACATCCAACAGGTATTCGGATGCAAAGAATTTGAACCGGTAATGTTTTTCCGAAATCTGTTTAATGGGGAAAAAGTAACCATCCCGGGTTTCGCCCTCTTCTTCGAACGGATATTCGGGTTTGGCCAAGTCTGAATCCAAATACAAAACATTATGAAATGCCGGATTCTTGTAAACGATGGCCCCCGCATCCATTATGAAATCTTCCGTATCCCACCATTCGATTTTCAAATACGGTTCGATGTCATTTACCACCGTGAATATTTCCGAATACCACGTTTGCGTGCCATCGGATATTCTTGCGTAATACTGACCATTGGCGAATGCCGTAAATATCGGAAAGTTACCGGGGAACACAATTACATCAATCGCGCCAATTGGTTTGATGGATAAATACGGCGTGATATTTGGGGTATAATCACCCAATGGTTCGCCGTTCTTGTCGTATATGTTGAACGATTGCACGCGGGTTGGTGTCATTACGTCTATTTCTTCCGGTTCCCATTGGCTTAAAAAATACGCAAATGTTGCATCGTTAGGAATAGTTAAAGTAACGTCCGTGTTTACGGAAACTTCTTGTGTATAACCTGTTGCATATTGCACTCTATCGCCAATATCATCAATTGATTTCAAGAATGTGTAATCAATTCCGTGGGAACCCTTTTTAAAACGTATCTGTTTACCTTGAAATTGCGATACATCAAACAGGACGCAACCAATATCCGGGTTGGTATCAGTCCAAACGCTTGGGGTTCCACTAATATAAAACGGGTGTATCGTTGGGTCAAACGGCATTCGTTGCAGACTTTCCCGGTGTTCACGCATTATTTGGAACGGCAACATAAACATTGCCGGGGTAAACAACGGATATACGCGACCATAAACCCACCATTTGCGGGCGTTCTGTTGCTCAATGGACGTGTACCACGGCAACACGGATAAATTATTATTCGGTATCATACAATAGGTTGTGCCAAATATTTCAATGTCGCTTTCCCGTTGCGGCTTGACAAATTTATACTAATTTTTTCGATTTCTCCATCGCCCAATGTTGTTTTTATAGTTTCGTACAAATCAACATCGTACAGGCACGGGAATTGAACTTCTTGCGTCTTGTATTTTTTGGTTCCTACAACGCCCAATCCATCGCCGTTGACTGAACAATTTTGCGTCGGCATATCGTATATATAGAACGTCTTTTGCAGATACCAAAATGATACATACCCGTTTTGTAATGTAATATCATTGACATAATCCACAATCGGAACAACCGCAAGATTCCATCCCTGTTCGGTATCGGCATTGCAAGCGAACAACGCAAATCCATCCATCGAACATTCGCTGGGCGAAACTTGCATATAATCAACATCAGTCGTAAATTGGTTTACTTTGATTTCTTCGATTTTCTCTTTGTTGACAAATCCCGAATCGCAATCAATCGGGTATCCCGTAAACGGGGTTGTCACTTCATCCATCCAACCGAATTCAAAACGTGTTGTCATATCCGGTTTGTCATACTTGTATTGTTCTGTGTCGAACGCCCATTGTTTGCCGTTACGCGTCACGATTTCCGTTGTAAGGTCACGGCCCACGCCCGGGGTTGTGTCATAATCGCCGCCGTTCATAAACCATTTGACGTGTTCAATGCGTAATTTGCCATCCTCAACAAAGTAATAACAACGGTACACATCGCGCAACATATCAAATATGTCTTTCAACGTGATTTTGGCAACCCTCGCGGCCGAATCATATTCGCCGACCAACATATTTGATTTCGGAGTTATGAACAAACGGGTTCCATCTGTCTTTATCCCGGAACTACCATATAGGAATTTCGAATAAGTATCCGTTGCGGCGAATGTCAGATTAACGCCCAATTGCGTAAACATTGCGGATATAACCGCATCCAATGCGTAACAATCGCGTATGATGTATTCTTTTGAATTCTTACTCCATATTCCCGGTTTATCCCAAAACGATTCAATATCCACCCAAATTGACAGATACGCCCACGCCTTACGGGATGCGGGGTACATCTTATCACGGTGCGGGTAATCTTCTTTGGAATAATACATATCTTCATACTTGCCCCATTCGGTTGGTGTATTGGTATGTTCGTTGGATATAACAACCAAATTACTAAATCCGCTACCCAATGCCAACGCATAACCGTAATTTTGATTGTTGGTAAAATCATTCACGGGCAACACCTCGCAATCGGTATATGTCGGTGTTCCTGTTCCCCATTGAACACGGGGAATGGCAAACAATATACGCGCATACACAACCAAATCGGAAATATCTGCAATAACATTACCCGTACCGTCAATTTCCGCCAATACGAATGTTCCTGTTCTGTCTGTTCCCAATGCGGCGGAACGATATATCGGCGTATCGGTGTCAATTGTTCGGATTTCGTAAAAATATTGTCCGCCGCCGTAAGTAACCATACAGAATTTATAATTGGTATCTTCGTCCGACCATTCGGTATATTGTTCAGTATCGCCCGGTATGCTATCCAATGTGAAATGCAAAGACAAATCGCCCGACGTTGTTATAAGTCGTTTGCCCTTTAAACGGCGCATTTTGTATGTGTTGTTCAATGCGGTTGTATCATCCACAACGTCGCACGTCTGTTCCCAATACATACCGTTCATAACACAACCAACTACATCTTGGCCCGGGACGTAAACTTGGATAATCGGACGTTTCCACAATTTTACGGGTGTCATTGCCGGGGCCGCCGCGATTATGTCAACTTCCTTTTCAAGATTTTCGATTAGTGCGTTGTAATCATCATCAACCGATGGTGTTACAATGCATTGTTTATCGTTGGCATTGAATTCGCAATCCGTTTTGTAAAAGTAACCGGCCCAATATTCGGCCCACGTTCCGCCACGGTCGTATGATATTTCAATTGTCAATCCGAAACGGGATGTAAACGCCGCGTCATTGATTAAATCAAAGTCGTCACGCACAAATTTAAGTTTGCCGGATAGTTTGGCACGGAAATACATTTGCGACGTTTCACGGGCAAAATCTTTTGTCAAATCATTGCCGTAAACCGGGAACACCTGTTGCGGCGTCCCGGTTCCTATTTTGAGAAAAAACCGATATATTGGGTTCATATCAATTCAATATTTTTCGGGTTAAATTCTTGTACTTTACAATGGTGTTGCCTTGACCGTCCACGAACCGCACGGTGTCGGAATTCTTACGCATTGCTGATACATCTTTTTCGATACGCGAAACATCCGTACCGGCCCCAAACAGGTTGAACGCGTAACCATCCATATTTTCGTTGGCGCGTTGGTATCTGTCGGCAAACGTGCCATTGTTGAACGAATTGATTACATCCGGGATGATGTTGCGGTACTTGCGCGAATTCCGCTTGTTGATAACTGCAAAGAATTCGCCACCCTCGGCGCGACGGTGTTTCCTTGTTTTGGGGTTGTATCCCATATCAATATCATTGCCGGATGCGTGCGAACCACCATCCAATAATTCCACGGTTCCCTCGCCGTATTGCTCGGTTTGTCCGGCAACTTGTGCGGCCTTTACCTTTGACAACGCGAATGAACCCCACATTGCCGCGATTGATGCGATTGCCAATGCCGGGCCGACAATCGGAATACCACCCATTGCGGACCAAATGTTGGCCGATGCGGTAATCAATGACGACATTTGCGTTAATGTATCTATACGCGCTTGTGCCTGTTGTGCCTTTTGTTTATCCTGTTGCGCCTTTTGTTGGTTTTTCTTGGCCAATTCCAATTCCTTTTGGGCCGTTTCAACCTCATTGGCGTAACCGGCGTTGCGTGCTTCGATTTGCGCTTCCAACGCCTTTTGTGCGGCGTCAACTTGCGCGTTGGCGGCTTCCAATGCGGCGTCGGCGGCTTGGTTCCAACTCTCAATGATAGAATCAATGGAATCTTTCACGGATGAAATGGCCGTGTTCAATGCGTTTTGTTGCTCGTTATCCAATCCGATACCCAACAATTCATACAAATTATTGTACGGCAAACGCTTGGATTCCTTTTCGATGGCGTTAATGGTATTGACAATGGTTTGGCGTTCCTGTTCGGTCATTTTCAAACCGGCTTCGGCGTCCAAATCCAATATCTTTTGCAACCGTTCCTTTTCCATCCGCAATTGGAATTGCGTTTTTTGACGTTCGTTGCGGTCCAACAAATCAAATTCGGATGCGTTCAATTCCTGTTGCGCATCCAACAACATCAATGCCCGGTTCTTGGTCATTTCTGTTGTCTGTTTCAATATGATTGCATCCCACTTGGCGTTTATGTCGGCTTCGCTTTGGCGTACATCCTCGGCGGCTTGCGCATTTTCGGCCAATTCAATTTCGCGTTGCTTTTGCAATAGTGCAATTTGCAATTCGATTTCTTCTTGGGAACCCTCTTTGACTGCATCCAAACGCAATTGCAAACGGGTTGCGTCCGCATTCAATTGGTCAACGGTTATTCCGGCTTCCAATTCCGCCATATCCTTGCGGTATTTGTCGGCCAACAACTCCAATTGTTTGTACATTTCTTCGCGTTGGGTTTCGGTCAAATCCCGTTCGGTCGCCAATGCATTGTTAATATCTTCGAATTCACGTTCATACGAAACGCGCAATTCTTCGCGTTGCTTTGCGGCCCCGTCCGCCATCAGCGCAATTTGCAAATCTTCTGTTTCACGGATGGCGGCCACGCCCAACAATGTATATTCGTTTTGCAAGTCTTGCAAATCGCGGTAATACTTGGTTTGTATAGCCTTTATCTGTTCGTTCAAACGCTTGCGCATTGATACCGTCAAATTGGATTCGGTTTCCAAACGGGTCTTTATGTCGGCAATCTGACGATTGGCGGCGGCTTTCAACGTGATTTGTTCACGCTTGTATGAATCTTGAATCAGCGCAATTCGTGCATCCTGTGATTGGCGCAATATGTCGGTTTCGGTCTTGGCCTGTTGCCTTGCTTCATTCTTTCGTTGTGCCAATTGTACGGCGCGTTCCTTGGCAATGTCCGCACCCTCGGTTTTCAGTTCAACGGCAATATCAACAGAACGGCCCAAATTGTCGATTTGGCCTTGCACGGCTTCAATGGCCTTATCAATCTTTGGGCGTTCAACCTTACCGTCCAAATCCACGTCAACGGTTAAACGATTCTTTCCGGCGGCTTGGGCCTGTTGCAATTGTAACAATGTCTTTTGCAATGTTTCCAATTTGCGTTGGTTGACCGTCTGTTGCGCAATTTGGGTTTTGTAATTCTCCATTTGTTGCGCGTGTGCCTTGACGCGTTCGTTGTATATCTTATCTTCCAACGCCCGGATTTCTTCATTGGATGCGTTTTGTGCCTTGGCAATATCCAATTCATCTTGAATGGAACGTATGCGTTCATCGGATACGCGTTTTTGCGCTTCCGAAATGGCTTCCAAATAATCCAATTGGGCGGCCAATGATTTGTTTAACTTGGTTTGTTCCTTTGACGCCCTGTTGGAACCGGCGGCAAATGCAACCAATGCACCAACAACGGTTATCAGCGCAACGGCCAATAGAACATACGGGTTGGCGGCGGCAACGATGTTGAACGCCTTTTGTGCAATGGTTGCGCCTTTGGTTGCGGCCGTGCCTTTAATCTTTACTAAACGTTCGTATGCTTCCGCCTTGGCCAATGCTTTCGATTGCAAGATACCAACACCCACCATCAAATTCGATTCCTTTTGTAATGCGTTTTGAATAACGGTTGCACCGGATACGATACCGATTGTTGCGCCCAAACCTTTTTGTGCTTCCGATGCGGTTTCCGAATTGGAACCGGTCAATGCCAATGCGCTATTGAATGCACCCATACCGCCGGATAACGCGGATGTTGCACCCATCGTTGCATCCAATTGTTGTGTATCTGACGACATCGCCTTTACCTCGGTTTGTGCGTCAATCATTGCGTCTTTCAATTGGGCCGCACGTTCCGCCATCTTTTGGTATTCGGCCGAATTATCTTCGCCGTTTACTTTCATCAACGCCATTTGTTGGGTCAATGACGTTAATTCCTGTTTTAGACCCTTGGCCGCATCCGCGTAATTACCGACGTTCAACGTATGTTTGCCGGTTGCTTCTTGCAAACGCTTCATTTCTTCATAAATGGCGTTTGTTTCGGCTTCCAACTTGCGGCCCTCTTCCGTGGCGGTACGTTCTTCCGCCGACATTTCGTTTAATCGAATTTTATTCAGACGGTATTGGGCGGATAACTTGTTGTAAGAACCTTCGGCCGACGTATTTATTTGGGTAATCAGTTTGTCAACCTGTAACGATTCCTTTTTGGCGGCCGTGGCTTCCGCGAACGCTTGGGTTGCTTTCCATTGCGCACTCGTTACGTCCCGGTATTCCGCAACCAATTTGTCCGATTGCTCGGTTGCCAATTGGATTTGTTTGCGTTGTTCCTCTGTTGCGCCGGATACGTCTTTCATACTCTTTGCAACATCGGCGGCCGCGCCCTGTATCTTTTGTTTCGCGCCGTCGTAAGTCTGTATCAATTCATCCAATTGTTTTATCAATGTGGTAATTGAATCGTCGGGCGTGACTAAATCTTTATAGTATATGGGGTTCGGGTTATCCATAATGTTATTTTCTTGAAATTTGCCGTGTAATCAATTATCTTTTACCGGATGGTACTTTGTACGTCCCCGGTCGTTATCTTCGATTTTGGGCCGCCTTTTGCGCCCGTTCCGCCTGTTTGTTACGTTCTTTCACGAAATCGAATGCGTTGTAAAACTCCAAAACGGAATAATCCTTGGGTTTGACGTGCAATTGTTCGGACAGAACCAAACATAAATTTTCAAACTGACGGTCGAATTGTATTTCCACGCTTTCGGGACCTGTGAATAACTTGGGGTTGGAATAAGTTATCAACAATGTTGTCAACTTTTCAACCGCTTGCGTCGCAACGGGTTCCGCAACACCATCCGTAATTCCTTTGAGAATTTCCAACGTCCGCTTTTTCAACAGGTCGTAATATTCTTTAACCTCGGAATCGTTGAAAATAGCCGGGAAATACAACATTAATTCCCCGTCAATTTTTTTTTTGGCCGCATCCAATTGGGCGGCCAACTCTTTTACGGGTACATCTGACAACATTTGCGTTACTTTCGCCAATGCATCATCCGACATATCGTTGCATTTCTTGCCGTCTATCTTGGCAACCAACGCGGCGAACGCCCGGTGTTGGGTGTTCATACCTGTTTGTATCATATAAACGCATTGGCGCACGTTTTCCAATTCCTGTTGGGCCTTTTCGGTTTGCCCCAACATCAGAAAACGGCGCGTCTTTTCAATCCGTTGGTCGAATGCCGCAATATCTGAACCCACGCCCGCATCAATAAGTAACAATTTTTGGTACTTGTGGAACCGCACGATGGGTAATTCATCAATCGCATCGTAATATTCGACCGTATGGTTTCCAATCTTTGTTGTTGTCATATTACCAAAGTTCCCGTGTTATAATCGTTGTACACATCGGCGCGGCCAATAATATCCAATGGCCGGTTGCCATGCACAAAAATAAAGAAATAATCATTGCCGTATGGAATGAACAACAGAATTTGCACGATAATAGTTCGTGCAAAAAATCATTCGGGGCGTGAACTTGCATCCACTCCAACCATCCCCATTTTACCGCCAATGATAACAGGAACGCGGCCACCAATGCGATAACCGCGCAATACATTACAAATTCTCCGATTGGTAACATAATTCGTCAAATTCCAAAAGTCCCTCAAAACGTAATCCGGCAAACGGATGCATCAAAAATTGGTTGTCAATTTCCGATAACGTGTAACCCTTGTAAATGTTTTCGGCCCGTTCGTATATCTTGTTAATAACTATCCGGCCGTGTGACAAATGCCAATCGGCCCGGCCGTTCAAGATATGCAAAATATCCGATTTTATCTTTTCGGTGTTTCTGTTTGTCCGGGAACCATAAACACGGGTCAAGTCAAACCAAACAATCAAACCGAACGGTGCTTTGATTTGCCGCGCCCACGGTTCCGGGTCTATCGTTTGCGGGTCGTCAACCTCGAAATATGAAAAATTGCCAATCTTTGCGTCCGGCGATACCTCAATATAATCGTTGGGGCCGTGGCCGTTCCATCCGCCGCAATAGACGTTCGGGGTAACAATGCGTTTGCCCTCAATGTTTTTTGTCAGACGTTGGGCGCGTCCGAACGCCGCATCCAACCACGAAAGATTATTGACCAATCCTTGTTGTATTTCGCCAATTACCGCATCCAACATTACGGCGTTGGGGATAACCGGCGCATTTATAGGTTTGTTAGTTGACATATAATTGCGATTTTAGTTTATCCATCAATTCATCGTATCCGCCCCGGTTGAAAAATATTTCGTTCCAATTGTCCCACATCAAACCGAACGTATCCAATCCGTATTTATCAACGATTTGTTGCGCGTACCCGGTTGCGCCGATAACGGCCACCGTTTGGGAATCGAAACGCACACCCAATTCATCGTGGAACCGGCCGTTGATATACAGGTTGGGCGCGTCCGGGTTGCGCTTGGCTTCATACGGGTAATTCAATGTTTGTTTCCACGCGGCGTACATCTTGGCGGTATCTACCGAATAGAAATAACCGTTGGGTTTCAAATCTTCCGTGTAATACGGGCGGATGTCTTGGCCGTCTGAACGCTTACCGGCAAACAATTGTTCCTTTTGCAGTTCCAAAATATCGTCCGGGTGTTGTATCACGACATCGCGGATGATTGCGCCGGATTCCAAACCGTCGTTCACATCCTGTACGCGTTTACGCAAGTCATTCAATATTCCCATCGTTTCGGCCTATTCTTTTGCCCTGTACGGCCTTTTCTCTTTCGGTGCGGTAACTTGTACCGCCCAACGGGAAATAAGCCAATACACGGGAAATTCGACAAAATTAAATGACGCCGTATTTGACACCGTGGTTGTTTTCGCACAAACAAATGCGGTCCAAACCTTGGGTATCAAATTCCAACGCCTTGTATGCCTGTTTAAGTTCATATCCCAAACCGCTTGCACGGCCTTGGGGTGCGCCGTCCAACTCATACAAGATTTGGTCACGGGTCGTGTTCACTTGGTTGCGGTTTACCCGTACATCGGGATTCATCGCAAGTGTGCGCAATACGTTGGCCGCTATCTGTTTTTGTATGACGGTTGCAAACACCATACGTTGGCGTATGATAAAATCGGTTAGGTCACAACCCACGGATATTTCAAGATTCATTCCGTAATTCATTGTGTTGGTGTAACCGATTTCGCCAATATCGAACATTTCCGGATATTGCGCAAAGTCCAACGGGGCCGCAATGCTGAACGGGGATACCTGTAAATACTTGGTTAGTTCTTTCCACGATTCGATGGAACCGCCTAAACAGGTTTGGCACGGCTCAACGGACCAATCCTTTGATACGTTCAATGCTTGCATACCCAACGGCAATTCGTTTTGGTCGTAAACCAAGAACCACGCGCCGCCCGCGTCGTTTCTGTATGTTTCATCTTGGCCGTCACGTTCGACGCTTGAACCCGGAATGTACGGCAAATATATGGGGTCTTTGCTCATATCGAACCATTGGAAACCGCCTTTGGTGTTCGTGAAATCCAATTCAATTACTTTCATTGGGGCCACCTGTGACGAATGGAACAGATACAATTTGACCTTACCCGTTGCGCCGACCATCTGCAAACCAATACGTTCAATCTTGGCCGTTACGCCCATCGAACGGACCGGGACGATTTCAAAACCGACCAACTTTCCCGTCGGGTCTATTGTGGCTTGTAATCGGGCGGCCCCGTCAAAGAACGTGCGGCGTTCCATCAACGATTTGGTTTCGCGGGCCAATTGCTTTTCCTGTATGAATTGTTGTATGGTTGTGTTGATACCTTGCAACATCAGATTTTCGACGAAATCCGACAACATATTGTATTCGTCCCAATCTTCATTGTTGGCGGCCGGTTCGGAACCGGTGTTGGCCTTGGTTGCAATCCATACAATACCGCCGTGTTTTACCTTTTTACCCTTGATATATGCAACGTCGTTGACCCAATCGGGATATTTGAACAAATAATCATCCGGCATAATGGCCCGGACGTTCGCCAACGTGCATAACGGGTGCGCACCTTGGAATGTCAACCCGCTTTCGCTTTGGCACAACTTTTCGTCAATCTGATTTTGTGGGTTGTAATCCTGTTGCCATCCCACCAAAGACATTAACGCGTCTTGTATTTCTTGCAATCGTACCATATCAGTTTTGTTTGTTATGAAAGAAAAACGGGGACGGGGTATTAAATGCCCGTCCCCGCAAATCAATTATGGATTATGTTTCCGGTTAGGAAATCACGGTTGTATTAACGGGGTTGTCCTCGCTATTTACAACCTCAACGGGTTGTGCGAACGGGTTGGCGGTTCCGGGTGTTGCAACTTCAACTTTGATGATGGGGTTGGCAACGGTTGCGGCGTTGCTATTGTAAGCAACCAAGAACGCAACATCAACGCTGAATCCGAAATACTCCTTACCGGCGCAAGTCATATCGGCGGATGCGGCCCCGGCGATACCGCTTTGGTCGCCAACGGCGGTGTAATAGTGTGAACCCACGGGCAAATCAATGTACGGCAAACGTACAACGTCCCATTCGTGGAAATTCATTTTGGTACGGCTCAATGCCTCGCGGTCAACGCGGGTCAGAACGCCAACGTTACCATCGGCAACGATGTAACCGGTTGCAAATACACCCTGTTCGTTTACGATGTTGTTGGTATAGTGGAATACCTTGTTGTCATATTCCAAACGCTTGTTGACATCATTGTAAATGTCGTGTTCGGCCATCTTGCGTACAAGTGAATCGAAACCCGCGCCGCCAATGACGTGCAACATTTCGGGATATGCGTTCGCACGCATCATTGCGTTCATATCCGACAAAAAATCCATTCGGGCATTCCACGGAATTTGAACACTATTTGATGTTACGGTGTAATACAAAGAATCCTTGAACACCTGTGTTTTGTTGGCTTCCAACGCGGCGATTGCCTGTACATCCATTGCGGTTGCAAGTGCGCGGCAAACCTTTTCCATCTTACGGGCAAAGTCGTGTTCGTAAGATATTTCGTTGTTGCGGTAAAGTTGGGGAACCATTGTGAAACCAACGGCCAAAGTTACCCAATTCACGGTGTACAATGCGGATGTGTTTTCGTCGTCAGCGATAACGCAAGAACGGACGTTGGCCACGGTTACATCGCCATCGTAATTGATAACGGGGATTTGTACGGTGTTTCCGATACTCTCAAATGCGCGGTCGCGCAAATTGGGATTGATGATTGAGTTACCGGCGTTGGTTTGCTCAATGAAGAAATCCAATGCGCCATACTCCAATGGGCGGGCCATATTACGGTCAAATTCCGGGTTTTCAACTCGCCAATTCTGTAATCTTGTTGCAATAAGTGACATAATTGTTTGTGTTTAAGTTGTTTGTTATTTGCCCGGATTGACCCTTTACCCGGTCGTTGTTTGTTCTCTTAACGAATCGGCAATGCCTTTATAACATCGCGGTTATCTGACCACGCCTTTTGCATCGCATCTTCGAATTCTTTTGAACCGTTGATTTTGCCTTGCGCCAACAATTGCTTCGCAATGATTTCGTGTGCTTCATCTTGGGTTCGTGCGCCGGAAATATCTACGGTTCCGGAACCGCCGCCGTTGCCGCCCTGTCCACCTTGGGAACCCGCGCCCGTCTGTTGGCGGCCGGTATCCAAAACGTCCATTGCCTTTAATTCGCGTTCGACCAATTCGGCGGCCGTGTAATAACGCAAATTGTTTTCCTTGTTACGCATCGGCGAACCGTTTTCCATAAATGCCAACATCTTACCGCCGTTGCCATCATCAATGTATTCGGGGTTCATTCCCTTTACCTTTTCAATGGCTTGGTTCATAAGAACAGACGTTACGGATGCGGGCAAATCGGCCTTGAACTTAATATTGGCGGTTGCCTTGGCAAATTCGCCGTCAAGTTTCAAACCGAATATTTGTTTTTGGTGTTCGCTTTCGGAATTGTCGTACTTGGTTTTCAAGTCGGTAAATTCCTTGGTTACGTTGGCCAAATCCGCCTTTGTTTGTTCCAATTGGCGTTTGGTTTCTGCATCCGCGCCACCCTTGGCGATTACAGATTCCAAACGTGTCTTTTCCTTTGTCAATTCGGAAACTTGGTTTTGCAGTTCGGCGGCGTTGCCCGCTTGCGTTTTGATTTCGCCAATAACCCTTTTGGCGTAATCGAATGTCTTTTCGGTTCCGTTCTTGCTGATTCCGGATGCGGCCAAAATGTCTGCATCCAAACCACCGTAAATTTCCCCGGTTTTCTTTGCGATTACCGTATTTTCGTCATTGGTTGACATTTCGACAATCGCGTTAATCTGTTCGTCTGAAAGTCCCGCGGTTGCGGCGTTGGCTTTCAATAAATCGGTTGTTAGTGCCATAATTCTTTCCCTTTGAATGTTTGGTTAATGTCTTTTCGTCATTATCGCCCAATCAGTTTTTTACGCTGATATTGTTTCTTCCACGGTCACGGTCTGCAATGATGCGCCACCGAATACGAATGTGTATGTGCGGGTTGTGCTGACATCTGCAAACGATGCGGAAATACATTTTGAAACACCGGCGGCCGAACGTTGTACAACGTCAAGAATGGTTCCGCCTTTGAAGCATTCAACCAACTTTTTCTTTTGGTCGTCTGTGAACGTACCCAATGTGGTTACGTCAATAAACAGGTTATCCTGTTGTGCGATTTGTGACATAAATTTGTTGTTTTAATTGTTAGTTACTTGGTTTCATCTTTCGGGGGTCGCCCGGGTTTGCCACCCTCTTTTTTCGCCAATTCCTTTGCAACGGCGGCGGCAACGGCCGCATCGAACTTTTCTTGTTCGGCCTTGGCCTTGGCTTCTGCCTGTTCCTTTGCAAGTTTGGCGGCGTTCGCCTGTTGTTCCTTTATCCATTGGTTCGGGTCGTGCAAAATGGTTATGGTGTAACCTTGCTTTTTCAGAATCGGCAACACCAACGATTCGAACGTTTTTTTACCGAACTTTTGAACGCGGGGTTTTGAAAGTTTCTTGCCAGTGTTTTGGTCGTATTTTACAACCTCAATCACGCAATGGTAACTTTTTTCTTCGCCCTTTGGAACAACGTAATTTTCTGGGGTCAATTTCTCAATTGGCAAATCCCTACCATCTTTTGTTATCATACCTGTTTCGATATTATTGTGTTAAACATTGGCGGGTTCCGGTTTCTGTTCGTCCGCATACTTGCGGAATTCCGCCGTTATCTTCTCAATCTTTGTTTGGTACGGTATTTCAACGCCGAAATCCAAAATATTCGTGTTTTCGCGTTCGAACCGACGCACAAAATTAGGAAAGTTTAATTTAATGCGCAAATCCTGTTCGGAAACAAGATTTTTGGCGTATAGGTCCGTAACCTCGGTGCGCGATAAATGCCGGTATGGTTCAAGTTCCGCCAATATCAGCATACGCCGCATTTGCATTGGGTCGTTCCTGTATTCCGTTTCCAATATTTGGTTTTGCATCATATCCAATTCGGATTCAGACGCGCCGGATTCCTTGGCGGCCTTGTAACGCTTGCGCAATTCATCCGGGGAATACAAGAAAAAGTCCGTGCCGTAATTGATGGTTGCCGATATGAAATAACGGCCGTAACGCAAACGGCAAACGGTTTCGTCAACCCATTTTTGGGCGGCTTCGAATCCCTTTTTAACACGGGTAAGAACGGTTGTTACGTTTTCGAAATTGGCTTGTACCTGTTGTTCGTTGAACGCATCGCGGTTCGTTATGATTTCTTCTTGACCGACAACGGCCGTTATGATTTCTTCGCGTAACCTCTTTTGTTCATCAACGTTGTATTGCAACGAATCGCGGTCCACTTTGAGCAATTGAACCGGGTTTCGCAAATCGGGTTGGTTTTCCTGTTCGTTCGGTACGGGTATTTCAACGAATGAACCCGGGCCGATGATACGTTTGTTTCCGCATTTGGGGCAACGCATCAGCAAACCGGCCATATCAAATTTGTATCGGCCTTGTTTGTCGCGCAAAAAACCACCGTCGCAATAATCGCCGTTGTCGGCATTACTAAAATCGCAACTTTGTTCATATCCGGATAAAATGGGATATGCACCCATCAAATCCAATGTGCGTTTACTGATATGGTAGAATTCGAACCAATCCAAAGATTCAAGTTCGGCCGACAACGGGGACGCCTTTACATCCGGTTCGTCCAATGATATGGGTTCATTCCAAAAGAAACGCGCCGGGCAATAACCCAAATCGTGCGGTGCTTCTATCTTGGGGAATCCATCAATGGTTCCGGTGTGTTTCGAATCATCCCATACCCTGTATGTTTCATCGTCCAACACAACGATTTCGTCACGGCGGCGGAATACGATATAATCCATTTGGCCCGTTGTGGGGTCCGCCTTGTATGTAATTACGTCGTCTATCGGCAACCAATAGAAATACGGTTCGGGCAATTCGGTTTTCTGTTCCCTCGGTACGTCAACGATTAAAACGGAATTGATTTCCGATTTGAAGAATTCCCAACCCTTGGTTTGCCAAACGTTGGGTTCATCCAATTTGGTTAATCTGTATTGTTCCCAATCGTCACGTTGGGCCGAATTGATGAATTGGTAATTGAACGCCGGGTTGCGGCCGTCAAAAATACGGCTCAATTTGTCAAAACATATTTCCGTTATCTCGTTGGTTTTAACGGGAAAACGGAAAAGTGTTTTGAACAATACGAATTTATCGTGGGGCAAGATATTTTCAACCATTGCCAAAAATTGGGTCAATGGCAAAGAAATATACGGGGCATTGAAAGACGTAACGCGCTTGACCGTGTGAAATTTGATGCGCATTTGATGCATCCTTGCACGGCTCAAAACGGCGGAACGTTTATTTTCCGCTATTATCTTTTTTATCTGTCCTACATCGTAACCCATTGTTTACAAACTCAAATTTTGAATCCTTTGGTAATTTCCATCCGCCATTACGCGGCATTCTCAATATCCTTTCCGCGTGGGAAAATTCGAATGATTCTGTAACGCCGTTTGCAACCAACGTTACATTGGTTGTTTTTGCGTTCATAATCAAGCCGGGATAAGGTCGTTAAGCGGGTTAAAGTCTGTGGGTTTGATGATTTCCAAATCGTCCGAATAGTTATCGGGATACATCCAAGAAATGGCGTTGGAATCCTTTGCGTCAAAGTTTCCGTGAATCTTTGAACCGATGAACAACGAACGTATGGGAATGGGATAATATGTGTTAGGTTCTGTTTGGTCCTGTATGGCTTCGATGTTGCCGTTTTCGTCGAACAGGTAAACACCCAAGTTACCGGCATTGGCTTCGCATTCCAATTCTTTCATAACCTTTATGACAGATTGGGGAATGGCACGCAATACGCCGTCGAATTGAACGGGGTTGCCGCCCAAAACCTCGGCAATACCGCCCAAATCATCGTTGCCACCACTTGAACGGCGTGCATCGCCGCCGCTATCGGCCGGGGCGTTGATGTAAGGAGAAATAACGATTTTTGAACCGTTGGTTGCGGCCATCTTTGCGGTCCAACTTGCCAACAAATTGATTGTCGGGGTTGTGGGGGTTCCGCTTGCGGCGGCAAATGAATTACGGGTTCCGTCGGCTTGACGCAATCTTTGGAACGCTACTTTTTGAATTTGGCCGAAATTTTCCGGGCATTGCACGTTGGGAATGGTGCTGATTGCGGATGCGGCCGGGCATTGGCAAACTAATGACATAATCTTTAAGTTTTAGTTAAACAATTGGTTTATTCCGGCTGACCCTTTGCCGTTATACGCCACAAATGTAGTTATTTTTTAGAAATTTCGCACACAATCAATTATTTTTCGTTTTGCGTGTAATTTATCATCCGGCAAAAGATATGCGATTGTGGGGCAAATCTGTGGGTTTAATGAACGCGCACGCCCCGGGACATCGCATTGTATGGTTTGGTGTTGCCGTCTGCAATTTCCTTTTCGTATATGCCGGTCAGTCCGTCCGCGTCGTCGTCGTGGTCGTTGGCGTCAAACTTGCGCAAAAATCCCGTTATGTGTTTGTAAAACACCGGGTATTTGTTTTCCCATCCGAACGGCATTACGATATGTTGGTTGACGAACGGCGCATTTGTAACGATGCGCGATTCCTTGTTTTGGCCTTGGTAAAACGGGACCGTCAGCGCACGCACCTTTTTTTTAACCGTCTTTTCAAATTGGGAACCGCCGTTGTTTGATTCTACCCACGCTTTTTGCGTTCCGTTGTTGTTTATCATCCGGGGAACGGTCACGGTCGTTACGTCGGTGGGTTCGTCCGTGTACTCAATATCGGTAATCAGCGCAAACAATAACGGTTCCATCCTGTGGGTATGCTCATTGTAAAACTGATTGTCCGATTTATATATGTCGTATGTGGCGGCAAACAAATTGTCGTCGCCCTCGTCGGCTACGTCAACGTAACAACCCGAACGGATATACGTTCCCCATTCGGATTTATCAACATACGTTTTGAATGGTTGATAAAGAAACGCCGTTGCGTCGCCCGGGTTGCCTTGGTACAGGCATTGGAAACCTAACGGGTCAAGTGCCTTTTGTTGCAACAGACGTTCCAACGAATGACGTTCGGGCCACAATGCGGTTCCCGGTTCCCGTTCGTCCAATTCCGTTGCGTTGCCTGTCTTTATGGCTTCAAAGTTGACCAACACCCACGCACCGTTCGGGATGTTGTCAAAATCGGACCACTTTTCGGCAAATATGACGTTTTCCGTTTCAATGATTTTGCCAATTATATCATCCGGGTGCCATCGGGTAAACACAATCAGTTGTTGCGAATCGTTGTGCAAACGGGTTCGTGCAACCTTTGTGTACCAATCCCACGCCGTTTGCCGTATCTGTGGTGAATTGGCTTCGCTTGCATCTTTATATAAATCGTCAAATATCATCACGTCAACGGTCTTTGATGTCAAAGAACCGCCACGGCCCACAACGCGCAATGAACCCGTGTGGTTTACTATTTCAAACACATCGGAATTGCGCAAATAGTTGTTGGCGATTGTCACAACGTTTGAACCGTTCAATTGGGTTTCCGGGAATATCGCCCGGTATTCGTCCGAATCAATCAACCTTTGCACGTCACGGTTGAAATCCTTTGCAATGGTTGCGGCATACGAACAAATTGCAATCTTCAAATCCGGGAAATGGCCCAACATATCGGCGGGCAAAAATCGGCTTGACCCTTGCGATTTGCCGTGTTGGGGCGGGGCCTGTATGATTAGGTTTTTAATCTGACGTTTGGCGAACATATCCAATACCCTGTAATACGCTTTATGGAACGGGGTTGGTTGGAATGAACGTTGCATATATTGGGCGAACCATAACAATTGCCGCCGTGCGCCCTCTTGCAAGAACAATTCCGGGTGTTGCGTCAAAGTTCGCGTTATTTGCATTGTCTGTTCGTCCATATTTCGACCAATCGTTATATATGTTTTGGTGTTTTATCGGGAATTTTCGATACCGGTTTCCCGAAATTCCGACCAATAGTTACAAAATCTTCAACATACGGGCATAACCATATTCGCCAATTTCAGTTTCGACAAATCCTTTGCGTTCATACCATTGGTGTAACCATTCTATCGGTTCGCACCACAATACAACCTTGTTACATCCTTTTAATTCGGCTTCATCAATGGCCGCTTCCAATAGTTCCGTGCCAATTCCTTGTTTACGTTGGGATTCAGCAACAACCAAATCGTGGATATAACCAACGTGGGGTTGTTCATTCTCTATATCCAATGCAACAATACCGTCACCATCGTATGTTATAATGCATTTTTTGCCCCAAATAACAGGCATTTCCAATATTTTCATATCAATTCATTTTAAAATGTTCGCAAGCGGTTTCGGATTTCAGACGCGCCCGGGTTGAATGCGGGCAACGTACACAAATGTAATGGCCATCCAATGCCATATTCCAATGTTTCCTTATTTCTTCGCCCAACTTGCATTCGCCGCAAGTGTGTTCCGGCTTTATTGGTTTTGTTTTACCGCCCATAACAGAATGCACACGATGAATATAAAAACGTACATCAATGCGGAAAACAAACAACCGTTCGTTAATTTGGGTTCCTGTTTATCCATAATCAATTGTCTTTACCGATGGTTGCCACGTTGGGCCATCGGGTGTTCATAAATGCAACAATGGATTTCAACACGACGTTGTATTGTATATCCGTTAGGTTTTTACCCAAATGGATAACGATTACATCTTCGCCGTTATTCGGGCCGTTAATCTGACCGAATGCCATATTACTTGTTGTTTATCGCGTCAATCACTTTACCCAACAATTCGTCGGATACGTTAGCCAATGACAATGTTTGTTTGGATTCTGTTTCGATTTTGCCGTTGATGTCTTGTTCAACCCTGTTTTTCCAATGTTCCGGGTCGCGGTTGCACAATGCAAAGATAACGGCCGTTGTATTGGGCGCGGCCTTTTTGTGTACCGTCTTGGTTTTGATTATCTTTTTGCCGTTTTTATCCGGGATGGTTTCGGTTGTGATTTCGTCCCATTCGTACCCGGTTATCAGTTCAGCCAACGAACGTTTGGATATGGAAACGATATTTGCATCGAAATATTCGTTGAATTCCTGTTCGGCCTTTTTAACTCTGTTCTTAAAGTCCGTATCGTTCTTCAAATGTGTATAAAACGCGGTTTTCGCAACCCGTGCGGCCTTGTATGCCGATTCATACGTTTTACCCTCGGCAATCGCCTTGCACATTGTATCAACCTTTTCGTCGGTCCATTGTTCGCGTTTTTTTCTTGGGGCCGCGATTTTCCCTTTATCGCTTGTTGCCATAATTAAGATATTTTGTTGTGGCAAATGTACGCAAATATTATTTAACGGCAAATCCCGAATGGTTTTTTACTCCATCCGGGGTTTGTTCAATCTTCAATCAACATCATACAGGCCGGGGAATCCGGGTTGATGGGTTTACCTGTCAGCGAACAAATTGCGTTGCCTTGGGGATTTAGGCAATTCCAACATTGGCGGCATTTCTTGCCCTCAACCTTGGGCGGGTCATTTCGGTTCGTACTCATTTTGGAATTCCACTTTTGATACAACCTTGAATAATCCATCTTTCACGAACACGATATAATCGGATTCGGCCGCGTGCGCCCAAACGGAACCGCTTGCGTTCAAGAAATGGAACGTGCCTGTTTTCCCCGCTTCTTTTTCGAATTCCCCGTTTCCGATGAACTCCAAAAGTCTATCCACATTGTCGGGGCATACCTGTACGGCCTTTATTTCTTCCAATTTGTGGCAATACGTTTGCCCGCTTTCGGGATTCTCTTTGCCCGGATTTTCGCGGTATCGAAAACCGATGGTGTTATCTTCTTTGAATTTGATGCGTGCAATTAGCGTTTCGCGTTCTGCATCATCCTTTATTTCAATCAGACGTTTTCCCACACGGCCCGCAATGGCATTGTAAATGGCATTAATATAATCCGGGTCGTGGTGTTTGGTGTAATCCGCTTCGATAAAGAAATGGTCGCCGCCGTTCTTTGGCTTGCACGGCATTTCCGTTAGGGATTCAACCATTGCACACAATTCGGAATCCCACGATGTCAACTTTTCTTTCCAATATTCCATAATCAACTTTTGATTTTGTTTTTGACAATATCCCAACCGTCTTTTCCCAATGCCATTGCAAGCGGGAAACACGTTATATCTCCTTTGGGTACAACAACATCGTAAAAACCCAATTGGCCCGATACAGGCATTTCCACAACCGGGCGCGGGTTACGCATCATCCATCCCCAACCCTTTTTTGGACGTAAATTTACAGGAATGCAAGTTGCGTTCCAATCGTCGGCGGTAAAATCTTCAACACGTTTTACATCGTACAATTCCACTAATCCCAAAGTAACGCCGGATTGATGGCCGGGTATTATTGGTTTTGCGCTTGAACAAACCAACACGTCGCCGCGATATGTCGTATTCCTTGAACGAATTTCAATAGATTTTTGGGCGTGACGTTCCCCGTTATCGTCTATATATTCAACCCGCGTTAATAATGACGCATAAGGTTGTTTGACGCTTAACCCTTTGAATTTGTCGTGCAATTCGGGGTTATAATCTTTTTTGTCTAACTGCATAATTGTTCAAATCGGTTAATGATTTCAATTTCCCAAGTCCAACCCAACTTATTCTTTATGTTCTTTATCTTGTTTCTTCCATACAATAATGTTGCGTGGTCAATTCCCAACGCCTTTGAAACCTTGGTTGACGGGTAGCCGGATTCCATCAGTTTCGCGCCGATGGCCCAACGGCAAACCGGTAATGGATATGTGCGTTTTCCGCTTAATATATCATCCCGTGTTTGTTCGCTTGCCGTGACCATCCGGTTTATTAGTGTATCGAATAATTCGTTAAAGTCCATAATTAAAATGGCGCGTCGCCTGTTTCGGGTTGCGGGGCCGGGGCCTGTTCGGGTTTCTTACCGTTTAATACATCCAAATATTCAACGATTATTTCCGTGATATATCGGGTTTGTCCGTTAGAATCTTGGTAATCGCGGGTTTCTATTTCGCCCCTAACCAATACCGGTGTTCCTTTTTTTACATATTGTTCGCAAACACCTACTAAACCGGCCTTTTTAACCACAATGTTGTGCCATTGTGTGCGTGGTTCAACCTTTGTTCCATCCTGTTTTGTATATCCGGGTTTAGTTGTTGCTAAACTGAATTGCGCGGTTTTACCGCCATTGTCAAAGTTGGTAATTTTGGGGTCTTGCCCGCAATTTCCTTTTAGAATCGCAATATTCATAAAATAAACTTATAGGTTAATTAATCGTCAAATTTCGCGCCTTGCAACAGATATTCGCGTTTCAAATCGGACCAACCGGCCGCATCGTTCAATTGTTTGCGGTCCCCGTCGTTCACGAATTCAACCCACGTTCCGCCAACCGTTGACGCACGCAACAGACGTACCAAATGTTTCTCAAAGAACCGACGATATTTGAAATACTGACAATCCGGGTTTAGTTCCAAAACCCTTTTGGTATCCTTTGGGTGTGCCACCTTTGGGGCCTTTGTCAGTTTCTTAAAGTTCGCGTTGGCGAAATCCTTACGGATGGAACGCCGTACCGCTTCCGTGTAATCTTTCATTCCGGATTTTCTATTTTATCAACAGATAACAAAACGGGTTGTAACGCCTGTTTGAAAGTAAGCATTGATAACCATATAACACCGGTTTCGTTTATCTTTTTCAAATCTTCCGGCGAAAGTTTCCAACACGTCAATACCTCGCCATTTGGTCCAACTTGCGCGGGCAATGGCATATATTCGGGTTGGTTTGCACCATATATGCAATTCGCCCCATCAAACTTTATCGGTTTCATATTCTTTTTTTAATTGTTCGTTAGTGTATTCTGTTATACCGAATATCCGCATATTCTGACGCGTCGGCCGGTGTTCATACCGGTTGTGACATTCAAAACACAACACCGTTATATTGCGCGGGTCGTGCGCCATTTCCGGGAACGCCGCCCGGGTCAGATTGTGGGATATGTAAACGGCCGAATATTCCTTTAATGGCTTCATACATTCGGAACAGACGTGCGGCGAATGTTGCCAACACCAACGGTAAAATCTTTCGTTTTCTTCCGCGGTGTGTCCGGTCCCAAACAATTCCCGTTGTATTGATACCCGCAAGCGGTGTTCCATTACAAAACGCCGGTCGTTTAATGGCTCGAATCCTTGCGTTCTGCAATAGTCATAATCCGCCCGGGTATCAATCGCAATCGGTTCCATTTATTCGTCGCCGTTATCGGGTTGCGCGTCTGATTGGTCGCCAAACAACGACAATTGCGCCTGTTTGCCGTTGAATATGAATTGGTAAACCTCGGATTGGATTGCCTTTGTAATGGTTTCCAATTCTTCTTCAAATCCGAATGAAACGTTGGCCAACTTTATGCACGGGGTGTTGATACAGGTTTTAAGGCCGTTCGGGGTTTCGAATACGGATGTAATGACCACGCCGATTTTGTCCCCGGTTCCGGCCCACGTCACGCCGCGCACGCTTATTTTCGAAATCAGTTCGTCAGCAAATGAACGGGC